CTTTTAACAACAGAAGACGGACTCCCTCCCAAAAAGTCATAGTCCAATACCATGACATCCAATGGAGGAAGACTATCCATCGGATACTCCCCATCAATAGTATAACCCCATGCAGGCCCAATAACAGATGTAGTGTTAGATAATATACGGTTAAATCGAAGGCGACCTAAAGGATCTAACTCCCCACTATTACTGCCATTCCCACCATACAACCCCCCATAGGTGTAAATCATATTCACATCATCACAGTCAGGAGGCAGAGGAAACTCATATTGGAACATCTGAAATGTTGCCGCCGCATTTGTAGGCCCCACATACGGAGCCTCCAATACCGCAACATTAGTATTAGTATCCACACCAATAATGCGATATAACCCTAATCTATTGTCAAACTTAAGAGAACGTCCTCGGTAAATTTCTTCAAGAGCCAACCCAGTGAAAACAACTTCTCGACTCCCATTTGTGACCCCAACTGTGCCAGTATCAATCAGTTTTTTGAAAACAATCGAACGATCAAAGTTACGCCAAGACCAAGAGCGCTCAGTAGAAATAGACATATAATATTCATTAATAAATCCCTTAACAACTTCAACATCACGAACTTGTCTCTCAGATGCAATCTTCGCACGATCTGCAACTATATTGATAATATCCCCGAAATTGTTTGGTACTGTACTCATAAAGTATTATCTATCTTTTCAATTCTAAATCATCCACTTTCTTCAATAATGAATCTAGTTTCACACCAACTGAAGAAGAATCTTTCACTCTTGCTATCTCAATCTCTTGGGTCTTTGATTTTAACAATTCTAAATCATACCCCATCTTCTTAATATCTTCATTGCTCAGATTAAACTCATAACGAATCATATCTACGATTTCTTTACGAGGAACATATTGACTCACAATAGTTTCTTTAATCTCAGCAACAGAGTTAGTATAAGACACAGCGCCTCCAATCATTGCAATTGTAATTGACGCTAACAGAGATCCCACACTTACCATTAAATTTACATTCATATTTAATAATTTAGTCAAAAATAAATCCTTTACCCGAAGATTAAAATGACTTACAAACATAACAAACGATAACCATCCCCCTATTATCGTTGCCCCGCAATATATTGGATAATAATAGAATCCCCAGGGTTTGTCCCATCAAGAAACAATTTTGAGAAATCAAACCCAACATTCCCTCCTAACCCAATAAATTCTCCATCACCATGCTTGAATTGATGATATGTGCCAGGAAATCTCGGGATCCAAGTATTATTAACCGTGTCATCACCAAGATAAATTGTGTTAGCAACAACATAAATTTCAAAATCTGTAACAAATAATCTATCAGTAGATAAAGGCACCGGTGTCCCCGGCACAACTACAGCAACGTCAAGTTTTTTAATCCCGATAGTTCTAGATACACCCATAAAAACCTCTAAAAATAAAATACCCAATTGATACAATACCAACTGGGTAACAATAGAAATATAACAAAAAAATATTACCGCTCTTGATATGCAAAAATAAAATCAGTAGTATAAGATTTAACCGCTGCCTCACCATTCCTCAAAGCAAATGTTAAGGTTAATTCCTCATCTGGGACAACAAGCGTAGATAAAATCTTATATGTTTTATTATCCACATAAAGATACCCATCAACTCCATCAAAATAAAACCCTAGTGTTACTGATTCACCCACTCCTGGAGTAGCCACATTACTAACAAGCTCACCAACACCATTGTCTAAACTCTGAAACTCTATCGCGTTCACACCGTCAGGTTTAATAAATGCACATATATCTGTCTCAGCAAAAGGATCAACTGAAGTAGGACAAAGCCCAAAAAACCATTCAGATTCAACCCAGTCATTAAGTGCCACTTGCATAGTAAACAATAACCGCTTGTTAGAAACAAATTGAAATGTTTCACCAGGTAATTGGTGGCTAACCAAATCATCATCAGCTCCAGAATTAACAACTTCTAAAACTCCATTCCTCTGATCCAAAATGATATAAGTAGGAATCCCCACCTGAGTCTCAGTAACCATCCAGTCTGATGCAGAATACCTTACAAAATCATCCTGTATCCCATTAAAAAGAAACGGGTTAGGATAAGGGAACTTTCTGAAAAACTCTTCAGTCCCAGTAGTTACCCCATCAGGATGATTTGTTATTCGGCTAAAACCCATTAACGTTCCTCAGCAATATGGAAATAATCAGTATATAACTCTTGGCTTACAGCACCACCATTATCCCCATAAATCATTGGAGTAATCGTGTCATCAGGGATCGCATCTGCAGGGATTACTTCCTTGTGCACAAGCTTCCCATTCACATAGAAATACCCAATATCCTCTTCATCTAGAAACATATCTAAATTAAAAATTTGGTTTGGAACTATGCCAGTTACCAGGATAGGACTCACCCAAGTAGAACCACCATTACGCTCGGATAGAAATGTAAAAGCATCAGTCCCTGGAGGAGATCGGAAAAAGAATTTGTTCGCCGCAGTCAAGGCTCCCAAGCCTGGATCCGCCAAACCAATCAAGGTCCCATGGTTAATCCAATCAGGGCTTAGCAAAGAGATCCTAATATAAAATCGCTTGTTATCGAGTTCCCGCGGGGAAAAGCAGTTTGCTCTAGTTTGAATCATGTGAATATCGCCAATATTAGGCGAATTCAACATATTCAAAATACCACCGCGACCATTGCCCTGAAACGCTCCAGCTCCAAACCCAGTAAATAAATGCTCCCACTCATTATTAATATCCACATGATTAAAGTCATCAAATAATTGATGAAATAATGCATCATCAGGATAGGGGAACCAATTGGCTACCCCTTCACTATTAGTGGAAACACCATTTTTAAAAACTGTTGGTTGAATCGGCATGACAAAAACCCCACACTTTTAACAATTAAATACCTGGATTACCAACAACACCACGCCAAGAACTGTACCCTTGATCAAAACGGCAATCAGCAATTAACTCATGCCCTTGAGCATGATGGTCATAATCACTACTAATTTCCAAGGCCTGGCGCTCTAAGAACATAAGGTAATGTTCGTTCTTATTGGATGCCAAGAAAAAGGCTTCATTATCTTCAAGGTAATTCCAAAAACCACCTGGCAATAACTGAGTATGCTCATACACGGTATTAATCGCATTGTTAGCATTCTCTGGGTTGTACATCGATTTAACAATCTCAGCTGCATCATCCTGCTGGGCCTGAGGTACAATGAATACAGATGGATTGTATTTAACTAACTGTCCATTCTCATTCACAGTATCCTGAGCAATATTACGTAGTTCTCTATAACTAGTAATAGAAAGCTCAGAGCCTGCTGCTGGTCGGTTCACCCCAAATGCTCCATCACCATTCTCAAGAGGATGTTGAGTAGAGAAAAGAGGGACGCCATCATAACCATTAACAGTGAATCCATCATCAAAAACACCAGCTGCAGAAAATTCCTTAATCTCAAACATACCCTTACTGAAAGACTCAGTAGCTCGTTGGATAAAAGAAAATTTCTCATCTCGAACCATCTCTTTAGAAATCTTAAACCCTGCTGCATATTTTTTAGCAGTGTAAGTTTTACTAAAGCCGGGCTTTAAAGCCTGGAATCCAATCTTCTCATTCTCTTGAACAAGGATCGGATTTTTTAATCCAGAGTAAGTAGTCGTTTGATAGATATCACTATCCATCGACTCTGTATTAAAGATCACAGGAATCATTGATTGATAAGATTCGTTTTTAGCTAGAATAACTGCTTCAAGCTCAGGAAGTTTTTCTTCAGTAAAAAAATCCTTAAAATTCGGTCTAATAGTTACGGCCATATGTAACTCCTATTACAATGTATATATTAACCTTGCGTACCAGCAGATTTAAATAGTTGGTTATTAATCTTCATTTCAACGACTGCGAAATCGCCAAAATCATTATCATCACCTGGATTAGCTGGCTTCTTACGCACGATTTTGACAGGCAATGCAGGATTATTAGCCTGCGTAGCGCCAGCAATCATATAAGTAGATTGCTGTGTTACAGGGTCTGGCGCACCTACTAGAAACTCATACTCAAATGAGTAACCACTTTCATCAATCAAAGTGCCATCATCGAATTGTATATAGAAAGTCATGTCTATCGCGTCATAAAGAGGGATGTTCCCTCCTGTATTCGCCGCAACATATACAGGAGATACTCCAATAACTGTCGTTGATGCAGCCTGAGCTGGTTGCACAAAACCAGTCGCTGCAACACGTTCCAATGGATCACCTCGACCAATCTCTGGATTAGCTGGATCAAGAGGTAAATAAATCATACTATGGTCAATACCTATTGTTGGTATCAAACCCCTTGGGAAATTAATGTTAGGCATTCACTCCTCCTACACAAACATTATTTATTAAAAGTCTTTTCTTCAACCGTCTCTGTCGCAGACGCCGAAAACTTCTCAAGTCCTGCAGCTAGATTAATCGAATCTGTCAACTTCCTAGTCTTACGCATAAATGCTTTAACTTGTTGATTTTCTTCATGTTGTTCTTTGCTAATATATGCTAAACACATCTCGTTCCGATGCACAAAGTTATCAACCCCATCATTAAATTTATCATGAAGCGCCTTAGCATTTGGATCATCCGTGCGAAATAACTTGTACCCCAATGGATGGTAAAAACTATTCTTATGCATTTTAGGCATATTCACAAACACAAAATGCTTATCAGGATGCTGCTCTTCAATCTCTTTAGGCACTGTCAGTAAGCGCCGCTGCTCATAATACTTCTCCATATATTTCGCTGGAGACAGCCCGATTTTATTCTTTGTCATCCCAGGTTTAGCTGGCGTATTACTGAAACTACTCTTCGCCCTACGACGTTTAGGAGTCAAATGTTTCGGCGTTAAAGTCTCTGAGGCCATATTTTCGTTTACATCAGACATAATCATCTTCTCCAAGATTAATGCTTTATTCAAACAAATGTCAATAAAATTAAGTGCTTAATACACTTTTATAATCCCAAGTCGTCCATTTTTTTAGCAAGGGCATCTTTGGGCACATTAAAAAAATCAGCAAAGGATTGCATTCTTTCACTATCCGCATTACTTTTCTTCGCACCTACACTGCCACCTCCCGAAGGATTCACAGCATCACGAGACCGGATAGATTCCAAAGTAACTGGCTGCACACCCAAGTTAGACGCCGCTTCACGAATAACCATCGCAGTAAAGTTAGGTGATTGCATTACAGGATCTTGAGCCTCTTTATACTGAGCAGTTAGCCTAGCTGATTCACGCCATAAGTTAGAATCACGCTTTAGAATATCAGGATACTGCGCAGCAATCATCTGCTGCGATTGCTGGCTAACCTGCGCATGCCTAGACTCTTCAGTAATCTCTTCTTTTAGCTTTGCACTATACTTAGGAACTTCAGTCCCCATAGCTTTACGCACAATGCTCAACATTCCCATCATCTGACTCTCATCAACACCCAATGTCTCCATCTCATCACGGTATGGTTTAAGAATTGGATTTACACTAGTTTCCACTTGATACTCATCCTCCTCTTCAACTTCTTGTTTAGACGCTAACAAATCACTCATTAATATTTTATTCTGCTCCAACATCTGCTGCTGCATCTGGTTAAATCTTTGCTCCATCTTACGATCTTGCGCAATAATCAATTCTTCTTTCAATGCCGCGCCAGGATCCACCATGTCTGCATTCGGGTATTCATTAGTACCATTATCTCTAGGAATCGGGCTTTGTTGGGAAGCCTCGTTACGATTGGCTACACCTTCCCCAGCAATCTTCTCATTATTTAACATAAATACATCCTTCTATTTCTTAACTGTTTTAGAACTTCTAATCTGCTTCATTGGATTAGCCGTTGTCTTAATTTTTAGCTTCGCTTTACCTGGTCTAATTTTAGTTGATAAAGGCTTCTTAGTTCCCATTGCTTTGATCTTCATAATAATATCATCCTTTAGATTTAGATTTCTTATTTTTACTCTCTATTTCTTGCAGCTTTCGCTCTGCATCCCATAACATCTTCACATTACTTAATTGTAATTGCAGCCCAATCAAATGCCCTTTATTAAAAGCACACTTCTCACCATAAGTAGTAGACTCAGGCATCCAGTGAACCGGAGGAGTATCCGCAAGCTTCCCCAGCTGATTCACACTAATAAACTGACACAAAGCCTCAAATTGGTGAAAAGCAGGATTATTCTCTAACGCCATAGTATCTCTAGCAAATTTACGCTCTTGATCCGTAATGCTAACTTTACTTTGCTCTACTTTATTCTTTTTCTCAAATACTCGCTCACGTGCTTTCTTCTGAATCTTCTGCACTTTTGAATTATACGATTCATAATTGTCTGGGGTAGTTTCTTCCATTAAATGCTCCATAGTTTAAATTAAAGGTGAATTAAGGGGTTGGCATTGGCGAACCTTCCGGCATGCCTCCAGGTGGCTCCATGGGTCCCTCAGCAGGCATTGCCTGGCCTTGCTGCGGCATCCCACTATCCTGCGCTCCTAAAGTAGGTGACTGGTTTGTCCCAGTTGGATTCTTTAGATTCGTGGGCTGCTCCACTGTGGCAAGCATACTTTCATGCTGCGCAATAACTTGTTCTAATAATTTAATAGCATTAGGATGTATTTTGCCATACCGCACCTCTGCGGCGGCAGCCGCAAAATCAATCTCTTTTAACTTCGCTAGCTTCGTCTTGTGCTGCGGATCATTTAAAATAACAGGCGGCATTATCCCCTGCGCCATCATCATTAACTCATACTCAAGAGGGACTGCCACACCACCAGTTGGCTTGCTAATAAATCGCCACGGCTGCTGCGTACCCTGCGCTTTAATCACATCCATATAAATTTCGTATATATTCTCTGGCTTTACAATCCCTGACTCAATACCAATGCGTTGTAACAAAAATTGCGCCCGCTGCTGCGCCGCTTCTAACTGTGCAGCTTTATTCATGTTTTGACTATTCGCATAAAGCCCAAAGTGAATGCGAGCCTTTAACTCTTCTCTACTCACATCCATAAACATCGGAGCCCCATCAGAATCCAATGTCGGCTCATCACTAGCCCCCAACACAGCAATCTTCATTGTGTCTGGCATGCGATCAATACAATCTGCGTAAACACCCTCCATCACCGCAGAAAACGTCTGCTTTAGACGATTAATCACAACGTCTAGATTGGTATTCATTTCGCCTAATAACGTCTGAGCGCCCGAGTTTGAGCGCAGAGGGCCTACGTTATTCCCCACTTGCCCGGCAGCAAGAGGGCCTAACGATGTTAATTGCTGACTAAACCCCTGCAGTACAGACTGCGTCTGCGCTCCCCAATTTGGGTTGACTGGCCAATTAAAAAACCTAATATCATTATTCGGATCATCCATCTTAAGACCCAATCCTGGCTCAATGCGAACCTCTTGAGGATCAAACGTGGAATTACCCCGATAGCCAAACATTGGGTTGTTTGCCAATAAGCCCGCGTCAATTGATTGGTTAATCAATAAATCAGACGTCTCATTCAACGGATATTGCGTCTCAACAATCCCCCTACCAATCGATCTACGAGGCCTACGGTACAAATGAGACATATGAATCCCACGCTTACCATTGGCATGGATACGGTCTAAATATGTCCACCTTGCTAGCTTCCTGGACCTTGGGTGCACATAATAAACTAACTCGTCATTAAGCTTACCTGTCCTCATCCCCCCAGATGAGTGAGATCTAGACTTCACCCCGTTCTTCTCTAAACTAACCCTGTCCCACACTTTGTAAAACTCATACTCGTCATCCTTTGTGGCAGCGTCAACAGTGCGAACTCCAGTCACTCGGTCTTTTGAAAATTCAACTTGTGTCCCACGCGTGTAACGGTTATCACTCCCGCGGTCTGAAGGAGGCCTACTTAAAATCTCGTCAACTACTTCAGCATCAAACATCTCCTGCTGCGCAAACCCAATTAACTCGTCTTTTGTAAAATAACACACCTCAATAACAGTCTCTTGTAAATCTAAGTCTGTTGCGTCAGGTACAACCCCCTTAAATAACACATAAATAGGGTTAAGTGCCCGCAATATAGGCCCGTTAAAAATATTGCTAACAACGTTCTTCTCTATATACGGCTGCTTAATTAAATCCTTCACCTGTACAGCAAAGTCTTTCTCGTCTATGTCACTGTCCAACAAGTGCTGCAAATCCATCTTCTGCTTCATGAAGTCTTCGTTGCGCTCAACAGTCTTAAACCTACGATTCATAATCTGCCAGTCACGCCCGAGAATCCCCATGCCCTCAGTAACATTATCCCAACACCAATCGTCGATCGTACTATAAATACCTTGATGAAAGTTAACGTAACGCTTTAAGATATACTTCATCATTAACTGTATTTTATTCACTCTCGAAGCGTCAATGTCCTCCTGAGGGTCCACATAAAACCACGGGTCAATAAAAAAGAACGCCTGCATTAAACGCGCATGCATTAAATTACACTGCACCTCTGTCATCGGTAAATGCAAGTTAGATGCCCCGTCCCAAGCGCCTTTACGAATAGGGGATACATAGTCATCCCACTGTAAATAATACTCCTCACGACGGTTTAACCACTCTTCACGATCTTCTGAGAACGATTCAAACTTAGTCAACGCTCGTTGAACTAACTGCTCAGAGTTAATACGGTCGTCAGGTATCCTATAGACAGGGTCCACCGGTGCGTAAATTATGTCACTCTTCTCAGTCTTCTCAGTCTTCTCAGTCTTCTTCTTTACCATTTATATAATCCCTTTAAATAGCTCGCCGCCTAGATGCATGCGATGCTACCTTAGTTTTACTAAGCTTTTGATTCCTCTGATATGCACCATTATATGTCCGAACAATACCAGATCCGCCCGGCGTTTGATATTTAGGCGCTAAACTCTCTATATACCTGTTACAGTCAATTAAATCATTGTGGATCGCTAAAGGCTTCGAATGATCCATCATTTGCTTGTTTGGCCACTGATAATGCGCCAACTCATACTTGTACGATGTGCACGTCTTAAATACATACTCCATCGGAGCCACAACTTCCCTGTCGTTAATGATCTGCAATGTCGGTCTATACAAATCCCGTAACTTCGTAATCCCAGCCTCTAACCAATCTCGCTTCTGAGCGTTCTTCGGGAAAACCCGGCCGCCCGCTGCCTTAATCCCACGGATTAACTCGTCTCGCTGGTTAATCCTAAAGTTCGGGTCTGTCTGATTTAACGATGTGTCACACACCGATTCATACAATAACGCACCATCCCTCTGTAACTCAGCGCGAATCTGTACCATCGCTAAACCCAAATCATATATTCCACCACTCCACAACAACTCACGGACAACATACCGATATCCAGAAGAATGAATTGCCTTCCATAAGACTCGGTGATCCTTCGATGGATGCGGATCTATCCCCTCATACAAAACATAATCTGACGTTAATGGAAATGGATCCACGTCAGATTTGTCAGGTTGGTACGTGTCAATTACCAAACCCTTCAAATTCGCAAACTTCCCCTGAATCCTGATCTTATATTCGTCCTCAGTTAACTCATCAGCAAACAATCTCAATGAGTCTTTATCAGAATGAGGGTTGTCATACGAGTTTCCCGTAATACACTTAATATAATCCTTCTGACCACTAAGACCAGGTGACCACAATTCATCATATATCCAAGCCTCATGTAACGGCGTCATCGTGAACCACATGATCCCACCCATATCAACAAGGCCTCGCAAATTCGCAATGTATAACTCTCGTGGAGGAGGCTCATCAAACGCTACATAATTCCAGTTCGAACCCTCACTACTCATCTTCCCCTGAATATACGTCCCTATCTTAATATAAGACCCGTTCCAAAAATTAACCCCCACTAAATGATTGTGCTGGTTAAACTCGTATGGCTTCTTCTTCGCTAAATACTTCTTCGGTACCCACTCATCTAATTTGCGCCGTATAACCTCATTACCCTGACCGTAATCTACCACATAAAACTTCCCACGATTCGGTACAGGAATCGAATGATATGGGTGCAATCCTAATGCTAACCATATACACTCAATGACCGAAGCGGTCGTCTTGCCCCACCGATTCCCCGTGATAACTAAACGAATCTTAGCATTAGATTTGTGAAAGTCTAACTGCGTGTTGCCTGGCTCACCCTCCTCATTCGGATGGTATTTATCCAACTTCCCATCATCATATGCCCGCTCCTGCTCGTCCAAGAGCCTCGCAATCGTCGCTAAATTATTCTTTGAAAGATGAGTTATATCCACATTATTTACCCTTCCGACACCTCGAGAACCTTCGGCAAAAGACCGTCAAGCTTAAATTTAGGATCTTGTTGCATAATCTTCATTAATTTAGACTTGATCACTGAGATTAACTGATCGGCTGGCAATACATGATAATCTATCGTGTGCTCCACTTTCGTCATCGGACCATGGCCCATCTGAGACAAAAGAAACGATGTCGCATTATATCGTACAGTCTCAGACTCCGCGCTCTGCGCTAACTGCACCATCTGGAGCTGAGCGGATATAACCGCTGCCTCCTTCATCCCATGGATGTCACCAGACTCAAGAGGCTTCGCAATCGACTTCTGCCAGTTGTGCGCTATCGTCTCATCAACGACCACAGGGGAATCGGGGTCATTATCTAACTTATCTTCATACAAATAATCTAAATGCTCATGCTTCGCCATATGTATATGGTAATATATGGTGCTTATCATGTCAATATTATTTGTAAACAAAAATGGACGACTAAGCGGGCGCCGCCCGAGCGGTAGGCAATTATGGGGTGAGCGCGTGCGGCGTCCAGACCTATAACCATATTTTGCGCCAACCCATGTCACCCTCAATATATATGGCAACATATGGCAACTTCACAAAATGCGCCTAAGTAGCTGTAATATAT